TTTACCAACCAACCGGTCGATACACAAATAGCAGGTTTCATTTTTTGAATTTCTTTTAATGATTTCCAACCAGCGTCTGATTGAATATCCTCCCAATACACCAAATAGAAATCGTATGTAAACGGTATCTCTGGTATATCGTACTTTGTTTTTTTACTTGTAGGTTTTTTTGCCATAAGTTATGAACACTCTTTGTCTGCAATCTTTGTATCTTTTAGAAGTAAACATTTTTGTTTTGCATCAAGCTTCAATCTTAAATCGGCCATCGCACCATCAATGATACTTGGTAAATACTCTTGCATAATAGACACCATTTCTAAAGCATATTTATGACCAATCTTGGCCATTTCACTCTCCAAAAGTGCCTGTTTATCAATCTCATTAGCGTTAGTTATTACATGACCGATAACTGCTGTATTATAGTCATTTGCTTTTGCATTTGAGGGTAAAAACACACCCCATATGAAAGCATTTGCTATCAGTAGTGTAATAATCAATTTATTTCTCATAATATATGTCCTTTTTTAGTGTTAATATAGGTATATTATACATTATATTGACATCTATGGCAAGCACTTTTTTCAATTATTTTAATATAAATGTTCTTTATTTGTTCTCATTTTGCATGAAATTCTCGTCCCAATTGAACGCTTCACGCACTAACGCTGAAGTTAAACCTTTATACATCTTGTTTAGGGTCTTATTCTTCATACCTAGTAGAAGTTCTGCCTCTTCTTGGTGTAATCCTTCTAACATCTGTATAAACATTGTTTCTTTCTGCGTCTTTGTAGTAGCTGCATCTGCACCATCTACAAAATGCCATAGTCTTTTGGCTTCATTGCGTAAAAGACCGTGTTCTGTACCCTTTGGTGCCTCATTAGCAATGTATGGTGGTGTGCCTGATGGCAATGCCCATTTGATATTAGGGTCAAATGCACCTTTCAATACCATTCTCAATGGTGCGTTGTCGTAATCTCTAAGAACGGCAATCTTTTTTGGTTTATCTTTTGCGTTGTTTACTTTGGTTAGTACCTCTGACATAAGAACAGTTCCTGTTCCTGTCGTACTATTCATGGCCGTCATGGCCTTTTGTGATATTAAATTTGGGTTTTGCGTAACCATAATTTCTCCTTAGTTGTTTTTCATTCAGTAATACTATTTATACGCCATCTTGCGTAGAGAAATTGCGTTTTGCGTACCACTTATAGAATTCTTTGTCTGTAAAAAGTTCAGCAATATGGTTTGCTGGTACCTGGTCTGTTTTGATACACTGTTCAAGGCTTTCATACTCGTAAGTATCTACCTTTCTCTTCATTGGTAAGTCTTTGTTTGCTTCTGCCAATGTCCTAACCATTCTGTAATTTAAATCTTGTTGTCTTGTCATAAAACTAAAATGGGGAACCTGCCTAACGGACTGGTTCCCCATAATATCAGTTTAGATTACGCTGTTTGAGAGTAACCTTGAGCACCGAATAAAGCAGTTTGTCCAGCTGCGATTACAGCTTTTGATGGAGTTCCTACTCTGTAAGATACGCCAGCAGATGTTCTATTTTCATAAATCATCATGCCTTCGTTTCTAAGTTTGCCAACCATTGCAGCTGGTGACCTTAGGTCGAATTTGTTTCTTAGAGATTTCCAAGTTACTGAATTTCCCTTTGCGAAAAGGTTTCTTACCTTTTCAGTTTTTGTAGCTTTAGCCATGTTTATTTTCTCCTTTGATTTAAACATATTGTTCATAATGTATTGTAGCATAATTGCTCCTTTCAATTTGCGTTAAGTCGCCACTATTCGACAAGGCAAGCGTACAGTTGTAGTCGCCATGTCTGAATTCTTTAATTATCATTCTCCGGATCCGGTTCAAAGTCTGGTGTAAATGTAACTTCACCATTTTCCATATCTGTCAAATCTCTAACTTCATCTTTTATATCTTCTGACAATGGTGCCTGTGGTTTTGCACCAGGTAGTACCAAGTCATATCTACATAAAGCACTTCTCTGACCGTTTGGTCCTTTTTTGACTTGTATCATCATGTCTGATAAATCTTGTGCTGGATGATGTTTTTTAAAATCTCTATAAATTAGTCCTCGTATCGTATCAATCGCCAATGCAAGGTCTTTGGTAAAGTTTACTTCTTTTGTTTTAATACCTGCATTAATAAACTTATCAATCAATGTGTAAGCAATGTCATCTGTGGTTGCCTCAACAAACTCCATGGTTTGTTTTTCTACTAATCTAGCATGTTGCTCAGGATTAGTGGTACCAATATTAGCCTTATTCTTAATTCTATTGGTCGGAAATAAGACAACCTTGCCATCATCACTCATCTATTTGTTCACCTTTAGCCACATATTCTTCATTAATTTTTTCACCTTTAAAGTTTACTTTACCTTTGTCTGAAAAATACTCAACTAACTGGTTATAACCACCAATTAACTTATCATCAATCATAATCTGAGGCATGGTTCTTACTTGTTTACCAATCTCCTCAAACATTTCATCTGGTGTTTGAAAGTCCTTACCAAGCATTCTCTCTTCATATGAATGACCAAGATTGTTGAGTAAAGACTTCGCCTTTGTACAAAATGTACAATTAGGCTTACTGTATATTACTATCGCCATTTTTTTTCTCATTTGTTAAGTTGTTAAATGCCTCTGAAGCTTTTGCTTTCAAGTTATAAGCATCTGTAGCCATTTCAATGTTATAGTTGTACATTTTATTGTACTCACCTAATGGCAATCTTAAACCAATCCATGCTCTGTAATAACCTTTTTTAGTTAAGGTCACATCTTGAGCAAAGATTTCATAACCTCTTACTGGTGTATCTTTGATAGAGTTAACTAATACACTCTCTACCTCAGAAACAATTGTTTTAGTTTCTGTTTTACCAAGTTCTGTTATGAATTGTTTACTTTCTTTGTTCATCTTACCCATAATGATATCGGCCATTTCTGCTTTTGCCAACATCTTCGCTTTCTCTATAGCAAGATTTAAGTCTGGTGATACACTCGTTGCAACACCATAGATACATTGTCTTTCTTTATCTTTATCTTTTACCATACCGATAATGTTTGTATCTAAGTTACAAGCTTCAGTTTCATTGATATTACTCATGTACCATTTTGGTACAGTATCAACTACATCTGATTTCTCGTTCTTAATTTGATAGGTTGTAGAAGAACAAGCACTCATTAATGCCAATGCACTTACTAATCCTACCATTTTCAATTTATTCATTTTATATCCTCTCTTTCATATAATACAGTAATTCTTGCAATTTGTCAAGCGTGGATTGAAGATAGTTTAAAATATCTTCTGCACTCATACCTAACTTAGTAATTACAGTAATTACCAGAGCGATAATTATAATGTTCTTAATCATTATTTTCTCTCCCATTCACCGTCCTTGTTCATACATACTTTTCCGAACGACTTAAAAGCATGGCCAGACCTTGAATAAGACCTGCAATATTCTGGCGTATTGACATCTCTGTAGTAAAACTCGGCAAACATCTCCCAATAACCTGGACTGTCGAATTTATTTCTACCGTCAGCACACTCCAAAATTTCTTCTTTAATAATTGTATCATCAACTTCTTTAATAATAATCTTAACATAACAATACTGTCCGTCAACCATTTCTGGATTTATTGACTTTATTTTACTATGATACACCTTTTCGCCTGAAATGGCAAGCGTGGAATACATCATAGAACAAAATAAGAACATTAATAACTTCTTCATCTTGGCATCTCCACCCACCTACCATCTGGTAGCATACATGCTGTACCGTGGATTACTTCTCTTTTCAACCCTCCGATACCAACCAGTGGCCATCTTTGTTTAATATCAACTGTTGCGTTATAATCTCTACACATAATAGGACCTTTGGTGTATGATGATGTGGTCTTAATAATACCTGAATTGCCAGTTTGTTGATTATACCAATTAGTGTAACTCTGTCCGTGTGGTGAGTTATCTAAATGGTCTACGAATACAGCGTTGTGTACATCATAATCTGATTTGTACATAATCTCAGCACCTGCGAAAGCACCAATCAAGGCACATGCACCAGTTACATATGGGTCTGATACACCTACTGATACACAACCTGCAACACCACTTGTGCCACCTGCAACTGCACCTATTTGACTTCTACTGGCACTACAACTAGCGAGTACCGGTAATAATAGTCCTAATAATACTAAATGTCGGATTATATTTCTTTTTTTCATTTTTTTTCACTGTCGTACAGGCCGTGGTCAAAGCCATGGTCAACACCAGAATAATCATAGTTTTCTTTAGCATAATCTCCTTTATCGTTAGCCACAAGTAAACAATCTGCCTGTATTGTGTCAATTAAATTTTGTACTCTTAAATCTCTGTCGGCTGATTTGGGGGTCTGATATTTCAAGACCCTTAAATCATCTGAACACTTTTTTATAGTGTCAATCTTATCACAAAACTGACTAATCTTGTGTAACATTTTCTTTTACCTTAGACCATAGGTCTTGTAATTTTAACTTCGTATTTTCAGTTTGTTCTTTTGCATCTGAAAAACTAGCCTTTTGGAATTCAACTGTTTTTACCCATTCAGTTTTAAACCAATCTGTTACTGGATTTGCTTTAGCAACACCTGTGATAAACATAAATGCTAAGGCAATAATTCCTATTGATATCATATCAATTAGCTTCATACTTTTCTCCCTGCTGTTTTAAGGTCTTCTTTACCGACTACCATGTAAGGACCTTTGTTATATGCTGGAACAATTGAGTATTGTTTAGATACTTCAATTCGTTCTTGTTGTTCTTTGTAGTCAATCGTACCACCACCTAAGTTGGTAGAATTTGATAAACTTGGATAATTTGGTGTTTCTCTAGTATATGGTACCGATTTCAATGGCACACTTCTAGTTTTGATTTTTAACATACCGTGTCTATATTTGATATAGTCTTCTAAATTCATTTGTTTGTCGTGTAGATGTATCTTCTTCATATGTTTATTATGAAGTCTTAGGTCTTCTTTGTATTGTGCCAACTGGTTGGCGGACAGGTTCTTTGCTTTCTTCCTGTTCCGCCTCAGTGAGCCACTTGATGTATTAGTGTAAATAATTGCCATAATTAACCGTCATATGCCTGTTCAGCCGCCATTTCATCTGGAGATTTACCAAAGACTTTCATGTAGAAAGTGAGCCTTGGATCCTGAGTTAGATAAACATTCAATAAGTTTTTGAAGTTAATGTTTACATAACTAAAGACTTCAGGCATTTTAGCTTCTAAGTCAATCATATCTTTTAGAAACTTAATTCTGTTGGTGTGTACTTTATTGTCATCACCTCTACCTAGTTTGGTATCTTTTGATTTCGCATCATTGAATTCTGCAAAAATACTGTCTTTGTCGTATCTAAATGTGTTTGTAGTCATATGTCCTTTGTGTTAAGTGTTAATATTCGTCTATCCTATACTAGTTGGTGGATAATGGCAAGCCTAAAAAAAGCGTGATTTTTAGTGGTTTTTCGACCATAGTCCGACCTTCGAGCAGCTCTTAAAGCGTCTCCTGGCGCATCCTGGCGCCTC